AGGCCATATAGTGCTGAGCAAAACCCATAGAGCCACCGAATACTTCTAGTAAACGCTGGTAAGTTTCTGCCATGTGTGGAATTTTACTTCCACCCTGTAACAGATTGCTTATTAGGTTAGCACCTTCTTCATCAAGTTTCTTGATGCGGTTATCTATAACCTTGTTTTCTTTTTCTCTGCCTGCTTTGTTTCTGCAATCTTTGCAGGTAGATTTGAAACCATCTGGCTTAGTAGCGTCACGATGGTAATTTTCTGGTGTTAAGGGCATCTCCCTAAAACACTGGTCACATTCTCTTATCTGTTCTTCAGGCACGAATCCATCCTTTCTGAAAAAAAGTTCCCCTAGGCCCGAAGACCTAGAGGAACACCCAAGACCCTTATACGACTCAGAAAACTGAGAAGTACTCGGTTGGCTGCTAGGTGAGTAAACTAAATGTTTACTGCAACCTGAATTAACCCCGTGGTCGAGCTTGTCGTGCCTTCGGCAACCAAAGCGCGTCCAAGAACATTAATAGCAGCAGTCATGCCAATAGTGGCTGAACCAGCGACAGCTTCAATAACAGCACCAGTGGTTGCACTTGTTATTAACAAGTCACCGACAGCAATGCTTTCGCCATCTTTGTACAGCACTTCAGCTGGACCACCAACTATTAGCCAGAACAAATCGTCGTCGGCAACAGTGGTAGTCAGCTCATTATCACCGACACCGCCGAATTGGTTAACAGCACTGCATTGAGCATCAACGGTACCAAGTACCTTTCTCGTACCAACCGAGAGGTCAAATTTCAATGCTTTCTTTGCTACCGTAAGTGCGCCACCGCTAGTATTGCGGACACACACTGCACGGATTGCAGCACCACTTCGACGAGTACGTCCAGCACGTGGACCGACAGAGCGGTCTACATCTGGAAACGAAAAGATTGCACCTTCCCAATGGGTATTGATAAGGTTACTGTCATCGTCTGTCCCTTTTAGGGTTTCCCCTAAGTCAAAAGGAGGATCTACATGAATCATCTTTTAATTCCTTTCTTAAAAAGAGACTATGCTAATGCTGCTAGTTTGAAGAAGTTCCGTGGGGAACTGAACTTCAAGTTAGACAGCGTTGATACAACAGCATTAAACGATTGAGAGTGAATATCATACTCAGGACCTTCACTACGTAGTAGCGAACTGTCCATCGACTTCAATTCCATGCAATCATAATTAACACCATAACCAACACCAGCAGGTACAGCAGCTTCCCATGAAACTTCAATACCGTCAAAGTTGAGGACATTTTTGAAACCAAGTGCCCGTAAGCTGTGCTCACTGGAAATTTGGATTCGTTCCTTGTCATCAATCAGGTTTAGAAGGTCCATGTATAACGAACGATCTAAGAAGATGTTCGTTATCTGTCCGTCTTTGCTAGTGTTACGTTGGGCATGAATAATAGCATAACGCATTGCTTCGTCGCCCTGTTTAGCAAACGTATCCGACGTACCACCAAAGGCGGAAGACGTATAGTTTACAACTAGAGGACTCCAGAAATCAAATTCTGGGTCAGCAATACCGTTTGGCCAATATAGCCCACTTTCATTTTCTCCGCCGTAGTTACCAAGAGCAGTACTAAGACCAGCATAGGTATCATTAGGATAACCTACTTGGTCAGCTGCATTGGCTGTACGTTGAGCACCAGAGGCGATGTTCAAAGTACCATTAACAGAGAACAAGGATTCGATACCATGCCAAGACGATTCGTTGCCAGAGGCAGAACCATCAACATAGTACTCGCTTCCAAGTACTTGAGTAATAGACGTTTCTAGACGTTCGACAAAGTTTTCAAATACTTTGACTACGCCTTCCGGTCCCTTGTTACTACGGAATTCACGATAGTACATAGAATCTGTAGCTTGGTAGCCACGATATTCCATGTTCGCTGTCTTCCACAAATTGCGGCGAGTAAAGTTTCGCTGCGTTTCTCCGGTGTTACCTTCTACGTTATGTAGTCGATACTGTACAGGCCAGTCGAAGCCCTCACCAGAGTTATTGTAATTCACACGACCAGCGGCTTCTAGGAGCGCACCCATCTGATAGTTTCGGAGCATTACCTCTTCAACTTCACGGATGTGCTTCGCCAGAGTTGTTGCAGCTGTTCGGGAGAATGCGACTGGGTTAAAGCCTTTATATGCCACTTTAAAACCCTTTCAAAAAAAACCCTAAAACAAACCGTCCGTCAACGCTTGTTGACGTAACTTATCACCCGCACTTGCGTGTGGGTTCTGACTATAAGGGCTTGGGTTTGACCCAGATGGAACACTTCCTCCAGCAGATGGTATATGAGTCGCTTGTCGAAGAGTGTCCCCGACTGGCGGCTGTTGCACCTGTTGTTGTACATGCCCTACCTGCTGCTGCTGAACTTGGGGTTCGGCAGTAGAAATATCCCCTGAGTACATCCGTGTAGCTAGGTCCCATAACTTGGCTGGGTCGTCAATTCCCATGCCACGAAAATAGTTAATATACTTTGTAACAGCTTCGCCTTGTGGTGATAATACCAATTGTCCGAAATTGTCACGAAGTGGTTGATTGTCCATCGGATTGGCTTGATATAACCAGTCCGCATTTCGGGACGTAATGTCCTGAATTGTTTGCTCTTTGTATTGACCATACTGTTGCTGATACTGCTGCTGTTGCGTCTGGGCAGTTTGCTGATTGTTATAGGCAATCAACGCACTGTATCGATCTGCAAAGAGCTTATCAAATTCCTGCTCAATTATGTTGGGCAAGACCTTCTGTGGGTTCCTGATAATATCATTAGCCCACTGTTCCAAATAACCGACATGGGTTTCTGCGCCACTAATAACTTCAGCGGGAGTACCCTCTTTCCAGTCAGTATATATCTCACCCGTTTCTGGGTGGACTCTGTTTTCTCTGTACTGCTCTAGTTCCTCTAAGGTAGTACCTGGAGGATTCCACCAATGAGCAACTCCAGTAATATCTTGCACTGGACCAGTTGGTTCTTCTGGCTGAGCTTGCTGCTGAAGAGCCTGTTGTTGAGCATTGTATTGTTGTTGCTGGTACTGCTGCTGACGGTACTGTTGCTCTTGCTGCTTTTGTTGCTGGTACTGTTGATACTGCTGTTGCTGTTGTTGATTATATTCTGACCATTGATTATTAGCATCTTGCAACTGCTGGTAATGTTCAAGCAGTCTGTAGCGAGCATCTGCGTCATCAGCTACGTCTGTGAATCCTAATTCGGAAACCTGCTGGGAAAGAGATTGTCCCGCTGAATCAGAGTATGTTTCCTGAGCTTCCTCTACCGGTACTTGGGAGAACCCGTCATCTACTACGGAATCTTCTATTGCTTCTACTGGTTCGTTTTCTGACACTTCCATGTCGTCGCTAATATCGGTTGCCATTTCTGGTTCCTTAATGTCTGGGGTTAGTTACAATCCATGTGTGCGAAATCCATTTCCGCCTACCCTATTTGTTCTTTGGCTTTCTCCACCAAAATAACATATGTGCTAGGAACTTGGGTAGTCCTACTGGCTCAAATCCTAGGTTTTTCAAAGTATCTGCCACTAGAACATGGGCTTCCGCATCACGACTTCGGATCATGGTACGGCGGCGGGTATGGGGTATAATAAAACGCTTTTTCATTTCGCTCTCCTTATGTTGTTAATCCTACACAAAACATGCTAGAAAAGGAAACAGTAGTTTTGTGATTATATAAAAAAAGAAGGGCTAGTAGAGGATACTAACCCTTCAGTTAACGACTTCCAGTGTGGTGGAAGAAGCCGTTGGAGGCACTATTAAATATACCGATAACGTAAATTGGTGTCAACTATTTTTCCATGCTTAAAACTTTTTTTCTTAATCTTTTAGCAACCTGTCCTGCATCCCTAGAGGTGCTTACACAAAATGTTGCAAACCTCTTATCCTCATGGTTTTCATTACAGTGTAGTAATTCTGTTGCTGATTCCAATGCTGCCAATGCATATCTCAGGTCAGCTAGATGTATCCTTGGATCTGCCACGTTTCCTTGCCCCCATTGCCTTTTTTACACAGTTTCTAGTTGCCTCTACATGTCTCAATGCATTTGTGAACTCTTCTGCTGAATCATGATTCAATCCTAGCAGCAACATTCTCGTATTCTTAACCATATTAATGACAATATCGTTAGCCTTAAGAATGTTTTCCATTATCTTCTTTGTTCCTTCATCATCCATCTAGATGCCTCATACATTCTTCAATGTAGTCTATCATCTTCTCATACTCTTTACGAGGATGCTCAGATTCTTTTTTTCCAACTCGACACATGTATTTTATTACATTGCCTTGCCAGAAATCTAGTTTCCAGTCTTTGATGACATCCCATGGCTGGAGCTTGCCTTGGGCATAATGAGGGGGCGGGGTATTTCGGTCTTCGGGCATAACGGCTTGGTTGTTATGGCAGTCTTTGCAGACTACCTTGGGGGGCATTGTTACTCCGCCAAATGTTGAGCGGACTATATAGGTTTCTTCGGAACCACATTCACTACATTTTATCATTAGGCTGTCTAAAGTTATACTTACGCATCGGGTGGACGGATATCCTCTGGGTCAGGCTGTATATTTTCCCACCAGCGTGGTATGCCATCCTTCCATGACTCAGGTGTGAAGTCCCACCCGTCCTCTCTTGGGGGAAACGGTCCCAACCGATCGCTCGGATCTGGGGAAAGGTTGTCCCCCCATTGTGGCTCGACACCCATTCTTTTATTTTTTCTCTTTTCCTTCCGACTCGGCGGTGCGGGATTAGGAATTTGGTTACCCATACTGTTTTTGGGGTAAAGGTCCTTTGGCGGGAAAAGCGGAAGATAGGGTGTTGCGTCGGGGTCAAATGGTCGGGGCGGCGGTTCACGCATCGGTCCGACGTTTGGATTTGGGATGAATGGCCACGATGGATCGTGCGGCTCATACGTCCCTGGCTCTGGTTCTTTGTAATCCGAAACTGGTATGCCTTCTGGTGGTTTTGGTGGTAGTGGTCTAAATGGCATTATTAAAATCCTGGATTAGTTTGTGCATTTCGGTCTTCTTCTTCACGTTGATTAAACTCAATTTGACCTTGCAGACGCAAGCGGTCTCGTTCAGCTTTTCGTCTTTCCCATTCCTGAGCATTTCTGGCTACGTCTGCTTCAGTTCCCTCCATGAATTCACCGAGGTCAAAGCCCTTAGCCGCTGCTTCAGCTTCTTCTCTCTCTTTATCTTTTCTTACCAATTCATTTATCAAGGCCCACTGTTGTTGTCCTTGGTTTGGATTTCCTAATGGCATGGTGTTCTCCTATTGTGCTGGACCTGGTGGCAGTGGTTGTGGTTGTGGTAGTGGCTGAAATGGTCCTAATGGTGGTGGGTTTGGACCTGGGCCAAAGGGATTATAACCTCTAGGGGGCGTGTTGTCAGGATAGTCCTGCGGTCCCTGAACTGGCGGTGGAGCCCGCTGCTCTCGCTCATTTGTCATAATGGGACTATCGTATTGCTCCTGTGCGGCTTTCAGTTCTGCTTCACGGTGAAGTTCTTGGTCAAAATTAATGTCATCTTCGTTCCAAAATTTCTCTATAATTGCGTCAGGAGGAGCAGGATTAAGCCCCCATTGTCGCTTAGGCCTCGGTGGTTCTTGTCCTCTAAATGGCATCGTCTTCTCCTTTGGTTATTTTGGAAATTTATATACGGGGTCAACTGGTGGTGGCAGAGGTTCAATGTCAAAACCAAATTCGTTACCCGGTTCCCAATACCTTCCAGTTTTTGCTGGCCTGTATGGTCTCTCTGTTTGCACTGGCCCTTGTTGTCTGTTTTTTATTGCTTTTTGTAACCGCTCGTGCAAGTTAATGGGTGTGTTCCGTAGATTCTTCTGGTCCTGAATCTCTCTGGTCTTACGCGCATTTTGGTCTAGATATATTTCTCTATCTGATGGCATAAGAGGCGGTGCAACATATTCCACTTCCTTCGGCCCATCTGGTCTAAACGGCATCGTCTTCTCCTTTGGTAAATCGATCTTTTCCAAATTCGCTCTTGGATTTTCCGAATTTCTTACGTTGGTGATTTTTGGAAGCGTGTTTCATCAATTCTTCAACATCGCCTTCTTCAAGTTCTGAATCTGGCTTCTCCATGATGATTTGAATTTTCAAAGTCATGTGTCCTGGCTTCAAAGCCCCATCTTCCTTTGGTGGCTTATCGCATTTACAATCTTCCGGCTTCTGCCCACAGGCTTCGCACATTTCCTGATCTTCGCGCTCTTGTTCTGTTTTATCTTCGTGCATCTTGTTTTCCTTATAGGTTACAACCAGCAATCATTGTACTAACCCAGAAGCCTAGCGACAATGTTAAGAAGAACCAAATTGTGGCCTTACTAATAAATTTGAGCGTAAAACTTGGCCTATGGTTTACTTTCATAAAAAATCCGGTTTTAATCCGGTTTAATCCGGTTTGGCACAAATACACCTATAAACAGGGCATTTTGAAACATCCGGTTTTAATCCGGTTTAGTTCCGGTTTAGTTCCGGTTTAGTTCCGGTTTAGTTCCGGTTTGCGGTTGTCATCAATTATAATTCCAAGTTACCCCAAGCCCAAACGGCATCTTTGACATCATCGAACCCAATCATCCGTCTTTCTTCAGGAAACAGAATAAATGTGGGGCATGTTGGGATTGCTCGGCTATATCCGTACTGATGCGCGTAAGGACTGAGGATTTGGTAACTACCTGGACGTGCTGCGTACCTTTTAAGGCCATGTCGGATAAATGCTTCGCATGCTGCTTCATGATGGTGGCATATAACTCCGATATCAAATAAGTCGGTGCCATATTCGTAATGTCGCTTAACAGCATGGGTTTGATTTAGAGATGAGTTGAATCTTCCGGTTTGATGGCGGACCATCATTTTATATTCCTGACCTGCCACGGATATATTCAATCTCGCCTCGGCTGGTGCGTAACATATCTTATTTTGCTCCGCAATCTTTCCGAGATAGTCCACTCCTCCAATTTGAGCGGTCCATGCGTCGTGATTACCGGATATGATAGTTAATATCTTGTCTCCGAAGAGCTGAAGGTAGTGATCGAACAGCTTCCACTGCTGATCTGGGGAAGATTGGGCGTGAATCAGGGCACTTCGGTGTTTGATATGGTTATCAACCCCATCTCCTCCGAATACTGCGTAGAATCCTGGGGTATCACGGATTAGTTCCGCATCTTCCCGCAATCGTTCGAAGTTACAGGTAGAGCCTGGTGCAATGTGCTGATCACTGATAACTGATATAGCAATCGGTCCCTTTTCAAAGTTAACATCGAAAACACCGTTGTTGATTGCTTTGCGTATCGCTTTGCGACCCCTTTTCTCCGCGGACTCCCACGCCTTGACTGGGTCATAATCGTCCTTCCACTGGGACTCTACACTAACTTTCCCAGCTTTGGGGTCTTCACTAACAACATTCATGGATTTGGAAAGTGATTCACTTTCCAAATGGTCTGCTTCCTGTCTCAGTTTTCGATTGACTTCCTCAAGCTCTCTCCTTAGTACAGCACTTTCCATCTTGTCCGCTTCGTAGTTCATATTGGCGGGCGGCTGCGAAAAATTTTGTTGGGGATTGCTATTACCTTTATCGTAACTAGCAGTTGGCCGCATATGTAGCTTGCCCTCGGGTGTCGGGGGCAATACCCCAGTGTCACGCAACTTAGATATTCTTCCTCTTACGGTAGGGCCGGTAGTCCCGAGCATTGCTGCGGTCTCCTCTGCTGATATTCCGGCTAGGTAATTTTGTTTAACAAGAGCTTCATCGTTATCTGTCCACTGGTGACCCATTTAGAAATCCTTTTAGAAATTTGTGCCATCTGGCAAAAGAGTTTGCCTTCCTTTAAGGGGATTATAACTGAAGATCGCTCTCAGTCGAGAAAAAAATTTGGTTAATGTATGGACATGGGTTTGCCGATGGTATATATTGAGTGCGGTCGTTAGCTGTTTCTGCGACCCAAGCCCCCGAGAAGGTAAAACAGCAGGCACTGGTTTAGAGCCTACATGCTGCGGCATACGATACTAAACGAAAAAGGAGTCGATACGATGATGCATCAGAGTGTGGTCAAACCCCTGGCTGATGAAGAGTACGAATATCCTGCCCATAACCGTGAGCGTTATGGGAATAGCCCGAAAACAAGAGTAGCACTGCGGTGTGAGGTTGTCGGGACTCGACTCAGGGGGTGGTGTGTTTACGCCGAGGACCCCTTAAGCTACTCCTTTGATCTGTTCTGCTCATGATTCGCTACTATATCGCTACCTGCTACAACCAACATAACCTCTGTAAGCCCGGTGACGCTCTAGTTCGCTACGAACTCCAACCTCCTAACCCTCTTCTAGACGAATCTAACGTATATCGGGTACGTCACCTGTTCGATTACGGCGCACCACTGTTCGAAATGAACAAAGATGACCTCATAGAGTTCGTCCCAGCTAAAGAACTTGAGTTCAGCCCCGCCTAAACGGTACAATACACAGTACCCTCAATGGGATTCACACACGTTTATTGGCTATATCATGGTTTTAAGGAGGCTTTAACACATGAAATTAACACAATATTCACTCAAATCACTCTTTTCTAGGCTGTTTAACCTGATTCTGACAGCATTTTTGCTCGCTGGAACTGCTTTCTTCGTCATTCACGCTATTAAAATGATCATCTGGATGAACTGGTGGTGGGCTATGTCCTAACATTAGTAAAACTTATACTGGCTTAATTACACTCCTTGGTAATTCTTGGAGTGTTTTTTTGTCCAATTATCCTCTGGTTTTTTAAAACATGAACAGCTTGGCCTAAAAGGTCGGAAAAATCTGTGAGAGGAACATATGGGAGGTACCACAACCACAGGGTTAGTACCCCCCTCTTAAAATAGATAAGCTCGTTAGAGCGTTCATTCCGTGGAACGGAGTGAGTTGGTTTTGTATATCATTTGTTTTCAGTTATCGCGACAGCGTGTTTTCATTCCAAGTATTCCCTTGGTATGAAAACCGATTTTCAAAAGCGATAGAGACTACCGGAACACGTCCGGCAATCTCCACCGCTAATCGTCACTCGCTGCCCTTGTGGGGCTTCTGGGATGCTTTAAACGTCCTGCAATTGTGTCATCCAGCTATCGAGCTGACGGCGTTTTTGGTCAATCTGCTGCGACAATAAATCAGGGTTGACCATTCCCAACTGCTGCCAAAGTGGTTTCGGCTCTGTTGCTGGTGCTGGTCGCTGTGATTCCGTCCACTGATCCACGGCGGCAAGCCACTCCAGTTGCTCCGCTGTCGGCGCTGGTGCTGGTGCTGGTGCCGATCGTGGTTTTGCAGGAAGCGGGTTTACTGGTGCTGAGTTGCTTCGTATCTGTCGTAGATCCTTCACGGTTAAACCGTTGCCGATTGCTTCCAATCGGTTGCAGGTTGCCTCCACTTGTCGCCACTCAATATTGAACAGCTTTGCTATCGTTTTAAAACCGGTTTTCTCAATGCACGGCTCGCCGTTGTCGTGGCACTTGGTTCCGTCCTTTTTGAATTCCGGCGCGTACGATTTGAATCGTGCTTCGCCGATCTCCATATCCTGAGTGTTGATAATGCCACTCAATAAGGCGTCCGCGAGTAGTGCCATTTCTGGGGCCGCGTCATTGTCTACCTGAATCCTTGCGGCAATGTCCAAGGGCCGTAGACTCTGCACCTTGTCCACGTGTCGGTACTCCGCTAAATATTTGATTGCTGCTGGTCGCTCGTCGCTGGCTAACCATGCTCGACTTCTCAAATATGCGGAGTGATAGCATTGGTCAATTAATCCACTTGTCCACGTCTCCACGTCCACGGGTAGTGGCTTTGTTGCCTTGTCGCTGTAGGATACTGTTATAGGGTGTAAACAGCTTTCAGCGTCCGGCGTGAGGTCGCGGTCAATGTCTTGCAGGCGTTCAACACATTCGGCACACTGTCCGCAGGCGTGGTTTTTGGTCGCTCCCTTTCTCCCTTTGCCGGAGCGGGTTTTAATCCACGGCATAGTTACAAATCTGCTTATGATATCTGTCACACAATATAAAAGCTGTTCATGATTTGGGGCGGGTTCGATCGCATTGGTTGATGCGCATCGCTTCAAGGCGTTGTACACTCTACCAACTAACCACCCCTGATACCCTGTATCGCTGTGTGGGTTATCGTCGTAAATTGCGCTGTGTAGTTCTGTTGCGCTTAGTCGTGTGATTGATGTTAGTTCGGTGTACTTCTTTTCAATAGTCTTCATAGTAGTAATCTTTTCTGCCTTGCGGCTCTTGGGTTTTGGTTTTAAAACTCGTCTATCGTTCAGCTATCTTTTCTATATGTTCCTTTGTTTCCTTGTCCGCCGGTATGCCCTTTAGGCGTGTAAACTAGTCGTTCGGTTTTTCCGTCAACTAATGCCCAAACATCTATGTTTGCATACTTGGGGCATAGTCTATCTGCCTCCCGTTTGGCTTGTCCAATCGAGTCAAATCTGCGGTTGTGGTAAAATTTATTTAGTGAACTGAATCTGTACATTGTCTTGGTCTCCTGTTGGGTTTCGTTTGCGTGGTCGCTAAATGCTCCACGTCAATAGGTATCCTATCAATAGTTATCGGCATGCGTCAAGCGGGGTTGTGGTGTTTTTTTGCTTTTTTAAAAATTGGTTGGGCAAGCGTCCCCGCTCCAACACCCTATTTGGTGTTCTTTCGTTGCTTGCTTGCTTCGTTGCTTGCTTGCTTCGTTGGGCGTTGTCTGCTGTCGCTTGTCCGCTTGTCGGGCTTGCGGTGGTGGTGGTGTTCGACTGTTAGCAGTCGAGTACAACATACAATCCTGGGTATAGGTTGCTGAGATTAAAGTAGCAACCCCAAGAGATTACACCAGGAAGGAAAAGGATAAAACAAAGGCTAGGGTGCAAGGATTCTGAACACAGGCCCGAGATAGATCAAAGCTTTGACCACAAGTTTTTTTGGTTTTCTTTGATTTTTTTGGGCACGTATTCCCGCCTCAGCACCCTTTATAGTGTCCCTTCGTTGCTTGCTTCGTTGGTTCACTGGTTGTCTGCCTGTTTGGTTGGCAACCCCAAACAATACAATGGCTGCGCTGGCGGAAACGCTGGTTCGCATAAACAATCGCTTGGAGTAGGCTTTTTATGTGGCTGAAAAAGAGTGAGGAACCAGGCAGAGGTTCGAGCCCTCTGGCAGTCGCCTACAGAAAGGAAGGTGCTATATGAAAAAGCACAACGGCGGAGTAGCCGAACGGGTAAAACATACCCGAAAGTTTACCGGGCGTAGAGTCAACAAAGGCGAACGCCGAAAAAGCAAACTAGCCCTGAAAGGAGCTTGATGTGCAAAGGATCTATAACGCCGGTCCAGCAGTAGATAAATACTGCGAAGAAACCGGTGAAGGCAACACGCATTGGGATTTATGTGACTGTTGCTGTTCAACATTAAGCGAGGATATAGTCCCCGCAACAATAGGACTGCACGCCGAACTAGGCGACCCAGCTGGAACTGGATTGGATTTAGGAAATCCGCCGCCAGATTTAGATGACAACTGGCTGTATTCTAGTGACTACAGGTGTGCAATATGTAATGACCCACTGTGGGACGAGGATAAGGTGTTGCCAATATAACAAAAGGTGGTGGATATGTTAGCAGGTCAGATTGGATTAGTGTTGTTATGTAAAGCCCTCATATATACGTGGGCATACTTTGAACTCTTTGGAAAGGATTGAGTAATGGAAACTGAAACAGTGAAAGCTGTTCCGGTAACTGAGTTGATTAAAGTGGTTGAAAAGCTGTTCAAGAAACAGGCAGGCCACCCAATCTCGGATGCCGGTTCACTAATGACTACCCAGGAATGGAAAGATAGAGGAGAACCACATGGTGATGGTTCTTATCTAACACTAGTATCTGAAGGCTGGTGGAGTGAGACGCAGAACTACGGAACCGACAAATGGAAAAACCATACAGAATGGATCGAAGAACTATCCAAAGTTGGGTGGTATACCGAGCAGGGATTCCATTGGACGTGGCACTTTTACAAGATAGGAGATGAATGATGGACGATTTTCTAGATACAATCATGGACGCTGTTGCTCGGGATGACAACACCGGATTTTGCCGGAAGTGTACGAATGAGCAAGGCGACTGTGAACCGGATGCCGAACATTATACCTGCGAATCGTGCGGTGCGAAGCAGGTGTTTGGTGCTGAACAATTACTATTCATGTATGGTTAGAGGGAGGTGAAAGATGAGTAGCGTAGCTAAATATATTAATGGAACTGCTGACCAAAAACTAGCATACGAGATGCTGTTTGAACGGTGGGAAAAAGTGGGTGATCCACAGCTTGCCATTGGCATGAACTGTTGGATGGTGGAAGTGACTGGTGATATGGGAAGGACAATGTGGTTAGGAATCGAAGAGGATGGCTATACACATAGCTAGAAAGTGAGGTGACTATGTGGGTACATATAACCCGGCGGTCCAAGAACTCCAAAGTCGGTCCGATTAGGGTCACAACTACGGAGAAAAAGTCTTGCCCGAAAGAGTGTGGATTGCATGACGAGTGTTATGCAAATGGGTTCCACCTCAACATGCACTGGAACCATGTTTCTAGGCATGAGCGAGGTGGTAACTGGACGGGATTTACTAGACGAGTGAAGCGGTTTGAAGTTGATGAGGTGTGGCGACACAACCAAGCCGGTGACCTACCGAAGAGTAAACGCCTGTCAACAGTCAGGGCGGATAGGCTGGACGACAAGAAGTGTATGTCATTGGCAAAGGCTGCGAAGCATACCAAAGGCTGGACGTACACCCACTTTAAACCAACGGATAAACATAATGCCGGAGTGATTAAAGGCATGAATGAAATCGGTGGGCTGGTGGTGAACCTGTCAGCAGATACGTTAGACAAAGCTGATGAGTACTACAAGCTAGGTATTGCACCGGTGACTGTACCATTGCCCTCCGATGCACCGCATCAAGGTAACGTAACACCAAACGGTCTACCGATTGTAGTGTGTCCAGCACAAACCACTAAGGGAATACAGTGTGCTACGTGTAAGCCT